CTTTTGGAGTCGAGAATCCCGGTCTAGGTAGGTGCCTGACGTTGTTGTGCCAGACACGGTATCGAAGTGCATCGTGTCGCCAGCGAGCACAATTGATCGCCTGACGATGCCGAGGTCGTTGCCGCGTTCGATGAGATTCGCGCTCGCCTTCGCCACGACGGCGCTGGCGATGTTGAGGTCGTAGTCGGCCCCGGTTGTATGCCGCCACGACCGGCTGCCCATGTGGAGATCGCTCATCACGACCACACTCCACAAGCCGTCGCGCTTCCGCTTGTGGGCCTTGGCCTTCGGCCGCCGAATCTCTTTCTTCGCCGCCGCGATCATTGCTTCAACCACCTCATGCGTCGTCGGCCCCGCCTTCGGCCGCAGTCGCACAAAGACCCGGTGCAATTCAATGCTCCCGCCTTCGCCGTCGCCTGTTTCCCATTTTGTTGCCTCACTCTGCGCGACTTCAAAGCGATTGAGGTCGGCCTCGATGTGAGCGAGCAAATCCTCGACGGTCTTGATCCGTCTACTCGTCGAGCGGGCTTCCAGCGAATCGCCGTCCTGCCGCTGCGTGACTTGTTCGGCGTCAGCACTGGGCTTCGGTGGCGGGAGCTTCGCGGCCACGCTCTCGGCTAGCGTCTTCCTTCGAGCCACGAGATGACTCCTTGTAGGCCGCTTGTCTTCCACCCGCGCTCGCGAGCGGCGTCCATGATCGCGCGAGCATAGGCCCGTTTCTGGTGCACGTCGTGATTGAACGCCTGCCGCACTCGCTCAAGCTCAGCCTGGGCGTCCGGTTGGAGTCGCTCGAACCACGTCAGGAACCCGGGGCTGCGGTTCTTTGTCCGCGCGAGCACGTCATCCAGCAGGCTCGGAGCCTTCGCCTTCGCCATGCGTCGTCACTCCTTTGGCGTCAGTGTGTAGAGCATCGCCAGCACACGCCGCTGCACGCGGGCCGCCTCGGTTACGGCCTCCTCTGAGATGTTCGGGCCGAGAGCCGCGTGGAGCAGTTCATGCAGGATCGTCTCGACTCGCGACCAACCGCGTTGTTTGTCGTCAACAAGGATGCGGGGGCGGGCGGAGTTGTCGAAGAATGTCCACCCGGCGGCGTCACCCTTAAGCGGCACGAATCGCAGAAGCCAGCGCTTGCCGTCAATGGTGATGTGGTGATCCTCCGGCACGGGCCGCCTCCTTCCGTGCGTTGGAAATCGCACGGCGAACCAGCACCCTACCGGCCATGTCAACGAACGGCAGCCCCCGCTTCGTCGCCTCCTCGCGCAGCCAGCCCACGATCTCGTCGAGGTGGGCTTCGCACCACTCGACGCCCTCTTGATCCATCTTCGCGGCGCGGGCGTTGCAGGAGCAGTTGGGCGTGGCCGTGATGCCGACGAGCGACAAGAGTTTCTTCAACTCGGTGCCGGGGCCGCGTGTCGGGGCGGGCTGCGGCTTTCGGGCAGGGCTGACGGCCGCCAGCCTTGGGCCGCATTTGCAGCCTATGTGTAATTGGCTTACCAATATAACCTGTTGGCATTTGGCGCAGGTCACACTGGCCTCGCGTCTTGTATCAAACATGGTTAAACGAGAGTGACCAAGTGAGCGTAAGCCCGAAATTAGGCGACGGCCATCCGCTGTTTTCCTCCGTCGCAGTCCATGACCCATTCGACAGCCTGCAAACACCACCAACGGTTTGGCCCTGGACGGGGTTTTCGGCACTCGTAGCTGCTGTATAGCCACCAGAGTCTTGGCCTAAAGTGCACAGGTATTGGGTGTTATGTCCAACATACGTGTGCCAGCCACTCCCAGTGCAAACGAGCCACACGGCAAAAAAGTACCCATTGGCGTTCGCGGCCTCTATGTTCCAAGTTGGATCAGCAAACTGAAGCCTACGCACCAAGTTTCCAGAGAATGATTGCGTCGTGCCGCTACAGCTCGCGCCCTCAGAAAACGTGGCAGTCACAGAGGCGAAAACAGAAACGCCCGCAAGGCACGAGCATGGAGCCGGTGGCGCGCACGTCGTCGCCCCGCAAGTCGTCCCGCACCCCTTGAACACGCCTCCGAGCTGCTGGCACACAACGTCGGCCTTAATCGAACACGACGTACCCTGGCAGCACGCGCCGTTGCAGCAAGTGTCCGGCTGGCAGGTGGCGTGATTGCACTTCGGCACGCCGCCATCATTTATGCACCGTCTTTTTTTCGTGTCGTTCGTGCAAACGTAAATCTGCGAACCTTCCGGCACGGCGCAACACGGGCAGCAGCAGCAGTCCCTAGCGCCTACGTCGCCATCCCTAATGAGGCCAAACGACGGTTCATCCGGCGCGCCAGGCACGAAGGGTGGAGTCTCCCTAGGTGCAAACAGGAATTTTTTTGTGACAGAGTTGTAAAAAAACGCCATCAACTCACCGAGCAGTTTGCGACGGGAATCACAACGTCAACGTATCCGGTTCCAACGTCAATCGGGACAGTGTTGCCCTGCAATCCGAATGCTGGTGCCCAAATCTTGCACGTCTTGCACTTAAGGATCGGGCCGCTGCCATTGTCCTCAAACCGGATGCTCGTGATGACAGTCATGGGCTTTACCTCGACCCATTTCATGCACGGGTCGCCGCTTTCACGGGAAAGCAGCAGCCGAAAAACTTCCGTGTTTTCTGTGACCGCTTCTGAAGCGCTTGCGATAGACTCCTTGTCCTTGCCGGTTCCGCAGGATTGTTCTTCGTTAGCCAACTGCCACGCGCCGCCGGTTTTTGCCACGATGCAGTTGCGCGATCCAGCGGCGTTAGGGATGGCGTACAGCGAGTTGTTGACGCTGGCCGTGCTGCCGTCCGCAAACTGAACCGCCTTCGTTGCCCCCTTGCTCCACGCACCGGTGAAGCTGCCCTTGCGGATGTCCTCCGCGCCGTCCTCCATATTGACGAAGTACCACGCGGTGCCTTCCTTTGCGATGGCACACACCTGCGGCTGCGCCGTGTTGAAAGGGGCCACGTCGTAAAGTTGGTTGAACGCCACAACCGTGTTGGGCGTCGCCGTCTGGTTCTTAAAAGTGAGCACTTGCGAGGTGCCGGTGCCCCACGCGGCAGTGAAGGTCGCCATGCGAAACGGCTTCACCTGAGACTGCGACTGCACCGCCTCGAACGACATTGGCCGCCCGCCGGTCGGCGTGAGTTCCACCTGACGCACAACGCTCGCAATCCGCTCGGCGGATTCGCGCGTGAACTGTACGCGGTCGCGTGGCGTCGTCATGGCGAGGCTCCGAAGAGCCCGCCGAAGTTCGCCTCTGGGCAAACGCGGCGGTCGAGGATCGACGGCGCGCCGCTGGCCAGCCCGCCGCTGCCGTTGAGTGCTACGGGATTCGGAGATGGCACCCACTCGGAATTCTGAAAATCGAACACCATCGCTCTGCGCTTTTGCCCGCCGTCGATGAAGTTGAAGCCAATGTCTGGCAGTTGCAAGTTGTGGCCGCTCTCGCGGTAAAGCAGCGTGGCAGTCGCCTCGTAATACACGATGGTGCCTCCCGACTGCTCCTCGAAAGCAAGGTTCGCCGTAATGCCGTTTACGCGCAGCGTGTGCTGCGGACAACCTAAATAAGAGTCGCTGTTGACGCAGTTGTTCGCAGCAAACCACGCGGACGGCCAGGACGAGAAATTTTTCTTCACCGTCGCTCGCACGATTGATTCCGTAGTCGTTAGGCCGGGGAAGTAATCGTTCGCAGAGTTCGTCATCGGCTTCGTCGTGCCGCTGTCGTAATAGAAGAGCGCGGGATACTCGCCCTGCGTAGCCTCGGCGCTCCACTCCGCTGGCCGAGCTGACGGGGCCTGCAACTCCGCTGCCCGCATTGGCCCATACTCAGCCGTCACCTCGACGTGATAGGGGCTGCCGTCGAAGCCTTCTCGTATCGAATACTTCCGCAGCACAAACCACGCGCGCAGCGGGTGAGCGGTTCCCCATGTGCCGACGCCTGTAGCGGCTACGATCTCGTCCTCTGTGACCGGCGTTCCCGTCAGCGTGTCGTCGGAGAGTACGCAAATCCACCTCCGCTTGAGTACGGAAGGCTTGCCGATCTCGGCGTCGAACGTGCGGCCCAGTTCCTTAGTTGAAACAACTGGCATGAATCACCCTAAGCGTGCTGCGCCGACTATTGCCACCGGCGCGTTGTTTTCTGAGAGATACTGAGCGGACGCACCGAGCACCGCCTGCGAAATGGTTTGCAGCGCCCGCGTCTGCAATCGGGCCTCGATCAATGCGGGGTCTTGGGCCTGGGCGGCAACGTCCTGCACCAACGCCTGCCCTTCGGCGGTGCGAATATCAGCGACGTTCGCCGTGGCGTTCGTCGGCCGTGTCAGCGCCTCCATCCGGCGGGCCTGCTCCTCCGCGACGCGGGCACTCTGAGCGAGGGCGGCGTTCGCACCGGCGTAAGCGTTTTGGAAGCCCGAGAGGAAGGCGTCGTTCTGGCGGGCGATGAGGCTCTGAAATTGCTGGGCAGCGGAGTCACCGCGGGCGAGCTGCTGGATCTGCCGCTCGTTATTGGCGTTGCGCCCCTGGGCGATCGCGTCTTCGGAACGCTTGGCTTTTTCGAGTGCATTAATTCGCGTCGTTGCGGCACGCCTCTCGCGGAGATTGCTGGTGGCGTCGCGGGCGGCCTTCTCCGAAGCGATCTTCGCCTCAATAGCCTGGACGTTGACCTTCGCCTGCTTCTCCCGCTCTTCGCGTTGCTTGATGGCTTCCAGCTCGGCCTTCTGCCGCTCGTCCAACTGGGAGCGCAGGAAACCTTCGACACGCTCTGCGGCAGCCAGCCGCTCTTGGAAAAGCCCCTGCTGCCGCTCCACCTCACGCTGGTACGTTTCGGCGGTGAGGATGCCGTCCTTCGCCTGCTGCTGGGCGCGTTCCACGCCAACCCGCAGGGCGTCAAAGGCGAGTGCGCCGACATTGCCGAATTCCTGGGCTCGGCCGATGAGCCCCTGAATGTCTTTGTTCGTCTGCTCGAAAGCCTTTGCGTAGCCGTCGCCGAAACCCTGCTCGGCTTCGTCTGCGGCCTGCGCGGCGATCCGCTGCTGTTCTTCGAGCTTTGCTCTGTATTGGTCGATCTGGGCAAGCCTTGCCGACGCGGCGAGAGCGTCCTCGTTTCGACGCTCAACCGTGGCCAGATTGATCTCTTCCTCCAACCGCAACTGCTCGGCGGTGAGGTCGATGATCTGCTGCTCTTCCCTCGTCCGCTGCTCGGTCGCCGCGAGCATCGCATCCACGCGAGCCTTCGTCTCTTGTTCCGCTTGGGCGCTGCCGTCCGCAATCCGCTGCTGCTCCGCTGCGATTTGCTGGAGTTGCAGGATTCGGGCCTCGCCCTCTTGGGCGCGTGCGCTTGACGGAGCGGCGGATTCGATTTCCTGTCGCACGCGGTTGATTTCTCGCTCAACAGCGAGCACGGTCTCCGCCGCCTGCGCCCGCGCGTTGTCGCCGCCGAAGGTCTGGATGATCCGCTGCTGCTTGATGAGTTCGTCAGCCGTCGCACGGTCAGCCTGCAGTTTGCGATCCACCTCTTCAGCCGCCCGGCGGGCGAGTTCGATCTGCTGGCGATACGCCTCGTTGGCCCGCTCGATCCCGCGGGCAAACGCGCCCTCGTCAATGATCTTGGAGGCGAACTGATTGCGAAGGCTCTCGGCCGTGCGCTCGTACTCTGCGAAGGCTCGCGAACCGGCCACGCCAAACTTCTCCGATTCGAGCGACGCCCGGGAGAGTTGGTCGTTCACACCGCTCATCGCCCGCTCAAAGTCTTTGGCAAACCCGCCGTTGAGCGGCCTCTCGGCCTGGACGCGGACCTTACCGACTTGCTGCTCCGCCTGCTCGGCCTTGCCGAATACGAAGTCAAGACCGGCGTTGAGCCCCTCGAACGCCAGCCCGACCAGCTTCAGCGTGTCGGCGAACGAGTCAATGAGCGGCGATAGCACGCGGCCGAACAGTTCCGCGATCCGCCCGCCGAATCCGATGAACTCCGACAACGCCCCGGCACCGCTGCTCACGGAGTCGATGAACGGCCGCAGCGTGTTGAGTGTCAGCCCCAAGATCGCCGTCTGCACGTCGTCAAAGGCCGTGCCGAGTTGCGCGAGGAGATCGCGGTCAACGTCGGTCAGAGTAGCGTTGAACCGATCCAGAGCGCTCTCTGCCTCGGTGAACGCGCTGAACCCTCGCCGCAGCGTCTCGCCGCTCTTACCCAGCAAATCCACTTGCAAGGCCGACCGGCGGGCGGGATCTTCGATCTTTGACAGGGCTTCGGCCGTCTGCTCCGCGAGTTGTACCGGGGTGCTGTTGGCCAAGGCTTCTTGCGAGATACCCAGTTCGCGGAACGCCGCAGCGGCCTCGCCGGATCCCGACCGGGCCTTGTCAATCGTGACGGCGAACTTCTGGACGCCGCTCGCCAGAGCATCGACTGACGTGCCCGTGCGGCGCGCCGCTTCGTCTAGCACCTGAATCGTTTGGAAGTCAGTGCCCGCCTGCTCCGCCGCGAAGCCCAATGCTTCGACGCGACCTTCAAGGTTTGCGACTCCCGCCACGATCGCGGACGCTGCGGCACCGAAGCCAGCGATAGCCGCCACACCAATCCCCACCGGGTTGGCCAGCGCACCGAACGAATTACCGAGCGTGCTAACGGATCGCGTCAGGCCGCCTGCCGTCAATTTCTCAAAGCCCTGCACGGCACTAGACAACCCAGACACTCGTGCGGCGACGCCGCCGAGGTTCCCAGGGAGCAGACTCAGGAGCCCGCTCAATTCAGAGAGTTGCAGATTGGCCTGCCCGCTGGTCGTCACAAGCGATGCCTGCGAGTCGCTGGCCGCCTCGTTGGCCTCCGACAACTGCGTGAGAGACGCCGCGGCCCGCTCGATGTCGATCGACCCGTCGCGAGCATTCTGCGCGAGGATTCCGATGAACCTCGCGGCGTCCTCCGACGATGACAAGTCCACGCCCGCGAGCGAGGCCAGGGCTCTCTCGAACGTCGGGGCGTCGATGGAACCGGCCCGCAACTCCTCGACCAGCTTGGTGATCTTGCCAGCGGCGTCCTGCTGCTCCGTGGCGTACTGTGCGGTCGTGCGGATGCCACGCTCAAAGACATCGGCGGCCTGCTCCGCCTCCTCTTTCAGTTGGGCAAACGCCGCCGCGAACTCCTGCGGACCTATAATGTCGTCTTGCAGTTGCTTGGCCAGATTGCCAAAGCGTTCCGCAAACTGCTCCTGCGCCCGGGCTGCGGCAGACGAGGCCGCCGTGAACGGGGCGAAGACGGCCGTGGCCCGCTCCGCCTGCGCACCGATCCTCTGCAGCGCCTTGTCAACGGGATCAAGCGACTTCGCGAGCGATGAGGCATCGCCCGTCACCTTCAACGCGAGTCCGAGAATCGTTGACACTACTCAACCCCAAGCGCTTTTTTGAGATCCAAAATCACGTCGCGAGCCTGGGCCGGATGCTGCGGCGGCTTTTCGATGGGGTTGAAGTCCGATGCCGACGGAGCCTTGCCTTTCGCGCAGTGCGGTGCGAGCACCGCCGACACGACAAGGCCCGTCTCCGCCCAGGAATCGGGGATCGCCTCAAAGAACCGCGTGTAAGCCTTCCACTCCGTAAACTCGCGACTCGACATCCGAGTCATCAATTCCGATACCGTCATCTTCAGGTGCCCGGCGAGCGCGAATGCGAACCTCCGCGTCTCGGACACGTTCAGTCTTTTCCCAACTCCTCCACGTCGCCCTCCGACATCGCGTTGTGCTTCATCGCACGGTCGAAGAGCCTCGTCATCACGGCGGCACTCTTCTTCCCGAGCTTCTCGATCTGCTCTCGCGTGAAGAGAAGGTCGCCCTTTTCGTTGCACAACACCCGCTGGAGATACTCCGTGCGGAAGTTTTCGATTCCGGTGTCGCGCTTGCCGATCCACATCCGCTCATAGGCGTCACGCTCGGCAACCGTCATCACGCGGACATATACCGACCCGCCCCACTCCTTGACCCTTACTTCGAGGAGGGAGGCGTCATCCGCTGCCAAGATCTGCTCTGCCGTCAGGGCCATGTGTGCGTTCCTCATTCTGGCGTGATTTTGAACGTCATTGCATACCGCGCAACGTCGTTGATCTTGCCGGAGAGCTGCACACGCTCGCAGACGGCCTTGGTCGAGAAGGTCAGCCCACCACCAGAGATAGAGAGCGTGGCTTTCCTGCCGTACTGGGCCAGCGAGACGTTGGCATTACTCAGGCAAGAAATATCTATAGTGCCCGCGTCAAGCGTCCACGTGCTGCCACGCGCGAGCGGCAGGCCGCCGCCCGCGTTGACCTTGATCTCGACCACCTCGCCGAAGGACGCACCGCCCCACGAGGCCGTAACGCCCGCGCACTGTGTTGCCATGACGGGCCTCCGTCAGACGACTACACGCGGGCGATACGGAGGGTAGCCTGTCCGCGGATCGCGTCGTTCGTTGCTAGCGTCAGCGTCGAGGCATTGACCGTGTAGGCCACGCCACTCAGAAGGGTAACGCCAGCGGTGCCCGCGCCGCCCGTGATGATGGTGCACGTGCCGGTCGAGGCGTCAGCGATAATCGTGCGGCCGAGGTAGTCAAACTGAACCGTGCGGCCGGTGTCGCTCACGCTGCCCTGCAGCGGCCGGTCAATCGTCCGAACGGACGCGCCGGTCGTCAGACCCAGGTGGCTTACGTCAATCTTCTCTTGGTCGGCGGTCGGGTCGGTGAACGAAATGACGATGTTCGTCACGGTGTACTGCGTCGCGCCCAGCGCGAGCGTCGTGCCGGTTCCGTCGTGAGGCGTAAAGGACATTTCCTAAATCTCCTTCCAGATGATCGAGTACGTTTGCGACACCGAATACACGGGCGGCGTGTCGCCACCGGCTAGCTGCACGAACCCGTCCGACTCGTTATCGAGCGAGACGTTGTTCACTACGATTGAGTCTGACTGAGCGGTGCCGTACCCATCCAGACACACCCGGCACTTGTCGGCCAGTTCCCTTACTGCCTCGTAGGTCTCGGCGTACATATCGAGCGAGAGAATCACGGTCGGCATCCCCATCGGGCCGGAGAGCGTGTGCTGACGCTGGACGCCGCTGCGGCGGTAGGTGAGGAACGGGATGTCGGCGCTGGCGGGGGCGAGCACCGGAAACACCCGGGTGCCCACGACGGCCGCGACGGCCGTGTTCGCCACCAGGGCGTTGCGGATCACGACCTCGGGGCTTTTGAACGACATACCCGCATCATGCCGCCTAGGCGGGCGATGCTTGCAGCGTCAGCCCCCGGCACTCGTCAGCGCGCCGGTGATCGACCCGGACCCGCGGAAGACGAGCGTCTTGACCGCCGCCTCCAGTGAAATCCGCAACTCCGACTGCAGCCGCTCGGCCACCAACCCCTTTGTCTGGTTCCATGCCGTCTGGACCGGCGGCAGTCCCGCCCGGCCGCCGGGCTGCACGGCGGGCAGGATGATCGGCGTCGAAGACCGCTTGAAGAACGCTTTCGGGGTCGGCGGATTGGTCGTGAACTTCTTGCGGTCGCCCCGCACCTTCTGGATTTCAAACGGCCCCAACTCGTTGAAGCTGCTCGCGAAGTAGGAGGGCCGCAGTTCCGTCACGTTGTGGGCACTGACCGCGTGAGCCGTCACGGGATGGGCGCGGACGGTTACCGGCTTCCCGTTGCGAATCCGCGTGTGGGCCTTTCGCAGGAATCCGCCCTTCACGTAGGAACTGCGGAAATACCGCTTCGGCGGCGTCGGCTTGTCGATGATCCGGGGCTTTGTCCCGAACTCCAACCACCATTGGTGAAACGCCCGGTCGGGACCGGCCTGGATCGTGCCGCCCTGCGCGCTCTGGCTGTCCTCTGCCGCGGCCCGGCGATACCCGAACAGAGCGACCGCGTTTCCCGTGCGGGCGTAGGTCTTCACCTTGAGGTCGGTGGCCCGGCGCATATTGCGGGTCGGCCCAATGGGCGTCACCTCGCCCAGCCGGAGAAACGCCGGGTAGACGGCCTTATAGAGGGCGTCGCCGAGGAGTTGGGCCGCGGCGGCCTTGTCGCCCAGATTGCGGATTCCAGCGCGGAGTTTTTCCAACTCGGGAAACTCAACGCTGATCTTGGCACCGGCAACAGCCATCAGCTCGTCTCCTGACAGATCAACTCGTGAACGCTGCGGTTGTCGTGCTCCAAAATGGACATGATCTCCAGCGTGCGGCCCCGCCACAGGAGCCGCATCTGGCCGGTCAGGCCCGGGAGATACCGCATCCGCACGCGGTGCGAAATCTCCGTTTGCTGCTGCCCAGCCAAGAGCAACTCGCGAGCCGTCACGCCCTCGACGCTGGCCCACACGGTCGCGAACTCGCTCCACGTGGGGATCGGCTCGCCGAGCGTGTTGGTGGTCTGCGTGGCGACCTGGGCCGTCACCCGCTCGCGCATCTGCCCGGCGTTGATCACGTGTAAGACCCCCACGACACGGTGTCGAGTAGAGCCTTCGCCCCGGGGGGCAACTGGGCATCCCCACGGCCGTCGTAGAGGGCGAGGATGGTCATCAGCATGGCCGACTTCACCCGCTGCGGCACGTCGGCCGACGAGCCGTAGCCCGCCCACCACGTGACCGTGACAGAGTTGGTATCCAAGAGGTGCGAGGGCCAAGAGCCGTTGTAGAGCGTGCGGATCCGCCCCGGGGTGGCGTCGCGATCCACCCGGTACTCGGTGGGCGGCAGCGTCACGGTCTCGCCGGTCGAGACGGTGTAGGTGACGGTGACGGCGGTCGTCGTCGCACTCATCGGCGGGCGGGGTAGTTCGATCTCCGGCGGGAACGAATCTAGCCGCATGATGTACTGCTGCGTCACGAGGCTGCGGTCGAGGTAGTCCTCGACAAGCTCGCGAGCCGTCTGGATGTAGCCCACGATCAAGGAATCGTCGGCGTTTGAGTCCACGCGGCAGTGTGCCTTGGCGTCGGCCAGCGACACGGGCTCGACAACCGGGGCGGTCGTGCGTTTCAGGCTGCGGTATCTCACGGCTTTCTCCGGGGGTTCAGGTCGGCCGTCTCGGAGCGTTCCTCGACGGTCGCCGTCTCGATCAGATTCCGCTGCCGCTCCTCGACCGCGTAGCCGTCGGCGATCAAGAGCCGCCCGGCCGCATCCTCGATCTCGATCACGTCGCCCTTGCGGTACGACCTGACTGCCTTGACCAGTTTTATTTTCATTCCTGCGGCAGGCTCCATGCAGTTTTCGGCGGCTTTTTCGTCTCCTGCCACTCGGTCGTGTACTGGAAGACGGGCGAGGCGAAGTTCTTCCCGGGCCACGTGATCACGTATTCGCCGTGCCCGATGCACACGCGGGGCGTGACATAGAGCCGGTTGCCAGACGCTTTCCACGTCCTCCAAAAGCCAATGTCGGAATCAGTTCTTCCGTCATGCCAAGAACCATTCGGATCGGGCGTCTCCTGAAACCACGGCTTCTTCATCCGCTTCAAGGCGGCGGTGCTGATGATCGTGCAGCCGAAGTGCGCCGTATCGACCTGCTGGACGGGGGCACCGAACCACTCCATCGGCAGGCTCGTCGTGCCGCCCTCCGGCGGATTGTCAAGCGTGTCGAGGAGCGTGAGCATCGGCCGCCCGTCCTCTCGCTTCGTCTGCAGCGGAGCCAACGCGTCGCATTGGAACGTCATCGCCATCGCGAACAGGTGTTCGACGGATTCCT